AACATCCGGGCCAGGGCAGTTGTCAATCTGCCGATGGTAGCGAGATGTGCTTGAGTTGCGCATTTCAGTTACAAGCTCCGCCCTTCAGGGCGGGGTCATTGACGTCAGATCTTCCCCTTCCTCGGCGTTCAAGCCGTCTGCGGTCTTACAGTAGCGAGCGTGCAGGTAGTTGAGCACGCGGCTGCGGGCGCCGTCAGTGAGCCCATCCAGCGCCCGCTGCACCTTGGCGATCGCGGCGACTTCACTGTCACCGCGTCGCCTCTCCGTCGCTGTTCCTGTCGCTCTTTGCTTCATCTTTCTCTCTCCTTTTGTTTCGCCCGGCTACCGTCGCGCGAGCTTGCGCGCGGGCGCCGGGGCTGCCTCTGTCACCATCACCCGAGGCGCCGCCTGCCAGTCGTAGTGCGCCTCTGCGGCGGCGAGTCTCAACCCGGCCTGCGTCACCGCCTCACCGCCCGCCCAGATCGCGAGCACGATCGCCGACAAAAAGCCGGCGACGAACAAGAATAATGGCCGCTTCATTCTTTCCTCCTCTCTCTACTCAGTTGCACCGGCTGCGGGCGCTGCGCCACATCCCCATGCATCTGTCGGGCTGCGCCCTGCCCGTGGCGGTCGGCTTATCCGACGCGCCCGCAGCCGATCTCGATCTCGTCATGGGCTCGCTTCTAGCAACTCGCCGCAGCGATGTCAAGTGGTAATTAACGAGCGCCGTCAAGCCAGCCTTAACACCCCCCAACGCTTTCGCTTGACAGCGTACCCGCGAGCTGGTAATGAGGGGGCGTGGTGAAGACAGAGGGCGCGAAGCGGCTGGCGCTCTGGCTGGCGCGGGAGCATGTGGCGCAGGTCGCGCTCGCGGACGTCATGGGCAAGAGTCGAGCCTACGTGTCCATGTTGCTGGGCGGCAAGATCCGGCCCAGCCTACTGGCGGCGCTAGAACTGGCCAGGGTAACCCGAGGCCGCGTCTCGGTTGCGCATTGGGCTCGGCCCGCGAAGTCCCCCCGCCGCTCCACCACAAGGGCCGCCGCCGTCCTGCTCGGGCTGTTCCTGCTCGGCGGGACGGCGGCGGCGGAATGCGAAGATGAGACCGGGGTGCGTTGGGAGCACCCCAACGCTTTCTCAAGCGGCCTCCGCCCGCAAGGGCTCTGCCTGCCCCCCGGCATGCGCGAACAACAGCGCATGCTCCACGGCCGAGCGATTGATGATCCGCCCGCCGCTCCTGTCTACGAGAGGAACACGCGAGGCGGTCGGGCCTGCGTTGGGCAGATAGTCACTACTGACGGCAGTCGCATTTGGTAGCGCCCTACACGGAGGTCTGTACGTTAGAGGACCCGCCATGCCCGGCCTGATTGCGATCAAGCCCGTCGTCACCAAGCGCCCGTCGCCGTACGCCGATCCGAATCTGTTCGCGCCAAATTGGATCGATCCGGATATCGTACTGACCGAGCGCCAACGCCGTGACATATCACCGCAGGAGATGCTGATCGGCGAGCTGATCAAGGGTGCCATCCATGACGTCAAAAAAGCGCATGGAGATGATCTCGGCGCGGCCCTGTGGTGGCTCTTCTATGAGCGCGAGACGGCCCGAGCGGCTAGCTTCATCTGGTGCTGCTATGAACTCGGGCTGGATGCCGACTACATACGCGAGGGTGTGCGCAAATGGTGGCGACTGAAACGTGGCGGCAATATCCCGGATCGTCGCGTGTGTGAGGTACTGGCAGACAGGCAAGCGAGACGTCTGCGTCCTTGGCAAGCCGGCTCCAAGGGCAAGCCACCGCAGGCCGAGGATGAGCGGCAGCACTGGCTTTTCAAGCAGTGGGTCAGGCGCGGCGTGCAGGAGTGGACGGGGGGCGCTTGACACCCATGTCCGGACAGGCTAGTAGGCCAGCCGTGGCAAATACGTCGGAGCGTGAACAACGGACGGCTGCGGCACTATCTCGTATGGGCCGCGCTCTGTCCCTATCGCGCTGGGCGCGCGCGACCGTTGCTGATCGGAAGAAAACGGGTCGTATGCTAGCGCTAGCGCGCCTTCGCAAAGCAAGAGAACGGAGGGATGGAAATGTGGGGACCGATCAGGCGAGCGTCCGCACGTAACGCAGCGTAGTCCGCGCGCTAGCAATGCCCGATGCAATGCCAGCGGCGGCGCCGCATCCGCTGCGAGCCCCATGCCGACTATGCCTCGGCACGCAGGGCATCATCCGAACGCAGGGCGGACAGGATTGTGTCTTTTGCGCAGACTGTCAGATTTTTCTCTACAACGCGCCGCGAACGGAAACAGGCCGCGCCGTACGTAGTGTCTCTACGATCCACGATGCCATCCGGCCCAAGCAGCGAGCACGCATTTTCATTCGGGCGGGCGGTCGCTGCGAACTTTGCGCCCGGACGCCTTCTGGTGACGCCGCCGACATTCTCCACGTCGGACATCTCGTCAGCGTTGCTGAGGGCTTGGATGCTGGCTTTTCAGAGCACGAACTAAACGACGACATCAACCTCCTGGCGCTATGCGCTGCGTGCAATGCCGGGCTCGGCGCTGTCTCGTTTCCGCTCCCATTCGCACTGCGGATAATGCTCTTGCGCGTGTACACGGCAGCCAAAGCCGCGGAGCGCCACGAGTGACCCCACTCGGCCGCGCCGCTCTGATCTACGCTAGCCGCTATGGCTTTGCCGTCTTTCCACTCGCGCCACGCTCGAAGATACCACTGATCGCCGGCGGACACGGCTGTCTCGATGCCACGCTCGATTCGCATCAGATCGAGAGATGGTGGCGAGCAGAACCGGAAGCGAACGTCGGCATCGCGCTCGGCGTGGTTTCGGATGCATTCGCCCTCGACGTCGATCCCAGAAGCGGTGGTGATCTCACGCTCGATGACCTGCTGGCGGAGCATGAGCCGCTACCTCCGACAATCGAGGCACTCACCGGCGGTGGTGGACGTCACTTATTCTTTCGCATGGAGCCTACCCTAACCGACGCGACGTGGTCACCGCTCGGGCCGGGAGTCGACGTGAAGGGATCTGGTGGCTACGTCGTAGCGCCGCCCTCGATTCACCCGTCAGGGCGCGTATACGCGTGGGAAGCATCGGCCCATCCAAACAACATAGCAATCGCTACATCACCCGCATGGCTAACGACACAGCTCTTGCGTGGGCGCAAGCGTAACGGCGTAGGGCCAGCGACCGATCCGGATGCCGCGGAGTTCTATCTCGGCCAGTTGTTCGCGCGGGCGGGATGGCTAGGTCAAAAGATCAAGCCGGGTGTGTGGGCCGTCCGGTGCCCGTCCGAAGTCCTGCATAGCTGCGGCCACGCCTACGACTCATCCACCGTTCTGTTCGCGCCACCACTGGGCCGGCAAGTCGGCAAGCTATTCTGCGCTCACGGCCACTGCCGCGAGCTCTATGATTCGTGTGGGTATGAGGTCGTGGCACGTGCGCTGGCGCAGGCTACTGGGATTGCTCTCGATCGGGAACGAACGATTGGGGAAGAGGGATGACGAGGGAAGAAGTAAAAGCTTACGACGCCGCTCGTTATCTACAAAACCGTCCTCGCAAACTTGAGCAGTTTCGTGAGTGGAAGGCGAAGAATAGAGGGCGCCACCGTGCATTATCTATGCGCTGGCAAAAAGAGCACCCGAAGGAATCTAGGGCGATTAAAGCCGCTTACAAGAAGAGACACCCCGAGAAGACCAGAGCCGGGCGTATCCGGACGAGTACCGCTTCGCTGGCTTCTCATGCGGCGAGAGAGGGCGCTAGGCGCGCGAAGACTCAAAAACCAACCCCTGCCGTTTTGGAGATTTACAGGTTATCCGCAAGTGACGTTGAACTTACCTGCCATTGGTGTTCTGCCATAACAACGAGAGCCGAGCGCCATGTAGATCACGTTCTACCGTTATCTCTTGGTGGTAGTCACGAGGCCGACAACCTAGCAATCGCGTGCCGACGGTGTAATTTGACCAAAGGCCGATTACATCCTGAAGTATTCGTCGAGCGCAGGAGGGTAGCTATATAGCAGGTGACTGGATCCCGTACGACGTGACGCTGCCTCGTAAACCTGAGGTCGCCATTATCGCTCGCCTTGCGGATATCAGCCCGCGCGAGGTGGTGGGCACCTGTCTCGAGTTCTGGGCCTGGGCAAGCGAGCAGTCTGTAGACGGTCATATAGACGCTACAGTAACGCCCGTGTCACGGTCGCGTAACGCTGACGTAACGCTCGTGTCACGGTCGCGTAACGGTCTTGTAGACGACGACTTGTTACACCTTTTCCCCGGTACGTCGGCGAGCTTCTGGTCGGCTATGTTCCAGGTGGGGTGGCTCAAGCGTACAACCGAGGGCGGCCTTGTCGTGCCGCACTTTGATCGTTGGCTCTCTAATGGCGCAAAGGCGCGATTACAAAGCAAAAAACGGCAAGCTCGCTGGCGCACCGTTCACGCATCTGACGTAACGCCCGTGTCACGGTCGCGTAACGCTGACGTAACGCGCGCGCCGTTACTACAGTATAGTACAGAAGAGGAGAGTATAGTTAAGTCGACTATACCTCTTACGCGTACTGCGCGGGCGCGCGAAGCAAAGACGGTGCCAAATGGACCCGAAACATTCGCTGCCCTCGTCGACCGATCCGCCACCACGTTCCCGGCATTGCCACCACCACTGCAACCGATTGCCCAAATCTGGGCGGACACAAAAGGCGCACCGCCGAATATCCTGAAGCTCGATGCCGTTGACGCACTCATCGGCCGCGTGCCGATCGAACGCATCATCGATCACCTGCGCCAGTTTTTTCGCACCGTCGAGCCGAAATACCACTCGTTGCCGCGCTTCGTCGAAACGTTCAACGACCACAATCCGAACGGCAAGCAACGCGCCGAAAAGCGCAAATCTCACGATGACGAAACTCAGCGAACACAACGCGCCGCGATACAGGATGCCATCGAGCGCGGGCTAGTGCCTGGGGACTGACATGATCGATCTGCCGCAAAGCAAAGACACCGAGGCCGCGGTACTACGTGCATGGCTCACACAGCCGGCGTTCGGTGCGGGATGGCGACCCGACCCGGCGCTGTTCTCTATACCACCGAACCGAGTGCTCGCAGACGTGTGCCGTGTCATCGAGACACGAGACGAAGCTGCGGTCCTGGCAGAGGTAACGCGACGCGGCTCACTCGATGCGGTGGGGGGCGCGCAGGGGATCTTTCGTGCTTTTCATCTCGCACCGTCATGCGACGATCCGTGGCCGCATGTACGACGCCTCGAGCAATACGCTGCCCTACGATCCCTTCTCGCTGGCCTCGATCGAGCAAGGGCAATCGGCAGCGAGACGACGGATCTGGACGCGACGGTGTCCGCCGTTCAGGAGGCGCTACGATTCGCGGCGGGCGTAGTAGGCGCGCGGCCCGTGACAGTAGCCGAGATGTTCACGCACGTCGTCGAGGATTTACTGCGCACCGATCGACCAGTAGCGCGCGCGCCGTCTGGTATCCCCGCTCTCGATCGAGACACGGGGGGTCTGCGGCCGGGTGTAGTCGCTGTGGTGGGTGCAGAGACCTCGTGGGGCAAGAGCAGCCTCGGCGTGATGATAGCCGACGAGAGCCTACGTGCGGGGCGCGGCGTTCTGGTGGTGAGCTTCGAGGACGACGAACGGCTGTATGGCCGGCGACTGATCGCGCGCCGCGCCCGTGTCAACGCCTTCAGGCTTCGCGAAAAGCAACTTATGCCGGACGAGATGGATCGCGTATCAGCGGCGCATCGTGGCGCGGAGTCGCTGCCGGTATTTCTCGACGGTCGAGGGCGCTCTGCGGAGCGTGTCGTGTCGGATATACGCAGCTTGTGCGCGAGCGACGGTATCGACATCGTGCTGGTAGATTACCTGCAGGCCGTCACGGTGTCGGCCACGAAGCAGGATCGCCGTAACGAAGTGGCGCATGTAGCGCGCCTCTTTACCGACGTGATCAAACAAAGTGGAGCAGCGGGTGTGTTGTTCTCGCAACTGCGCCGGCTGTTCAACGCTGATCGGCCGACGATGCATACGCTCAAGGAGAGCGGCGAACTGGAGAACGCAGCCGAGATTGTTATGCTCGGCTACCGTACCGCCGAGGGCGCGTATCGAATCGTAGTCGACAAGTGCAAGGACGGTGCGTGTGGTGAGTACGACCTGGCCTGGGATAGCAACGCATGTTGCTTTCTCGGCGGGCGCAGTGTCGGGCAGGCAGTAGGCGAAGTCGTTACAGCAGCAGGCTCGGAAGGCTCGTGGTATCGCTAGGGACCGCAACACAACGGGAGGGCTAAATGGCAGTCGTGAAAAAAGGCATCGTGACAATGATCGACGAAGTGCTGGTGATCCCCATCGAGAAACTCAAAGGCGACAAGATCTACTCGTACAACGCCGCAGTGCAACTAGTAGCCGGCAGCGCTGGTGTCGCCGTCAACGAATCGCATGCGGGCACACCGACGCCGAACTACGGTGATCCGATGCTCGATCCACAACTCGCATACTCGTACTTCATCCGCCGGCGGCGCTACGTCACGTGGACCGACGTCGAACTCGTGATCCTCAAGCGCACGAACACGGTCGGCGCTAAGCTCCGCTACCGCGTCACGAGGAGCTAGACATGTCTAGATGGCAAGCGATCGCGGAGTGGTGGACGGCAAAGCGGCGGCACGAAGATGCCATCGCGCAAGTGATCGAACAAATCAACGACGAACGACACGGTCGAATAGCCGGCGACAAGCTGTGCCTCGAGTCTCACCATGAGATCGCGAAGCAAGCACGCGAGTTAGCCGAGCGCATCGATGGCTTGCGTGCGAGCGTAACGCGATGCATCCAGGACATCGATACCCTGAGAGCGACCGTGCTGAAAGGGGGTAAACGACCCCGCCCTGAAGGCCGGGGCATCCGCGACGAAATGCCACGGAAGAAGAAGGCCAAGGCCAAGAAGAAAGTTACAGCCTGAGCGGAAAGGGGGTCGTGATGGCCGTTGAGCACGCAGCCGAATCGGATGCAATCGAAACCCACTGGCGCAGTGTCCGCCATGTCCTGACCGTGCACCATCTGCTACAGCTCGCGCAGGCGAGCCACTGCGCTATTGCCGACGTCGGCAGGGTACGTGGTGCCGGGGACCCGCAGCACGTAATCGCTGGCATAGCCGACGCTGGCTTCTACCTGCGAGGATGTTCGCAGGCCGAGCGATTGGCGCTAGAGATCGAGATCGTCTGCGGGGATCTACCGATTGTGGTCCCACGCGGTCCGGTGCATGTCGTCCGGGGCTATCGCCGGGGGCGGGAGAGGCTGTCTCGATGCCTGCTACTTAGCCGGGCGCTGGGTGAGCTGGTGGGGGAGCGGCGGTACTATGACCTGGTAGCGGATGGCTTTGAGCGGGTGTCGGGGGCGATATCGGGGGCGGGACGGCTTCAGGATGGGGACGGCGCATAGGTATTTTACGACAGGAACGGGAATTTGCGGCACGATCGGGTCAAGGTTGATACCTAGACCTAGGCTAGGGGGAGAAGATGGCGGAAAAAACCGCAGTCACTGGTAAAACACGCGTCGCGCCGACCTTCTCGTTAGAGGCACAGAACCGCGCGCGGGCTAAAAGGGGCGAATCCGGCGAGTTCTGGCACGGACCTCTAGGACCGCTCGAGGCATTGCTGCCTGAAGGTGTCGATCCGAGCCGACTACGGCAGATGCCAGTGACCTATCGTCGGCTTTACATCCGTGCCCTTCGTGGCGAGGGCGGAGCGAAGGCCGCGATCCGAGCTTTCTGCCTGGAATGTGTAGGCTGGCAGCGGGAGTTTGCTGTGACCTGTTCGACTCGCGCCTGCCATCTCTGGTCGATGCTGCGACGTCAGGCGGATGGGATGGCCGCGTAAGCCGTGGCCGATCTTTCGCTCAGCGGCCACATGGTGACGGGTGCCGCCCGGATTGATCCCCACGCCTTGTACGTCGGCTGGAAGGCGATCTCCACCGTGCTCCAGGTGAGCGAGCAAGTAGCTCGGCGCTACATGCGCCGGGAGGGCCTCCCGGTGGCTATCCTGTACGCGCGGCATGAGGCCATCGCTGGCCGTAGGCTAGGCGGCCGAGTACAGACCACGGGCGCGGCGCTGCTGGAATGGGCTACTGCACGGGCGAAGGGACGGGATGCCAGGAGGTGGCAGGATGGGCGAGGCGGTTAAACAGCCGGTTATGTCAAAAAAGGCACCGCACGCAATACGGACCCTGCATGAACGAATACAATACCTTCCATGCACCATATCCGCGCTTGACAAGGACAACGCGGTGGAGTATGCATGATATGGGCGTCATACCCATGCCCGATGGAGTCGAGTCTCCCTCGACTCGCGACTCTGCGCGGGGAGAGCGTCTGACCTCCGCTCTCCTCGTCGCACAACGCGATGCTTGCGATAACGCTAACCGCCGGTGATCGGCCCGCATATTTACGTGAGGTTCTCGACGCGCTCCGCTTGTGTGACGGCATAGCCGACACGATTCTGCTGCCCCATGTAGAGCCCGGCAACGACGAAGTCCGCGCGCTAATTGAGGCCATTGATTTTGCGCCATGCGAGCCGACGTGGAACCAGGAGCGCCTAGGCGTCAATCGCAATACGCATGATGCCCTGGCGGATGGGTTCTCTCGTGCGCCATTTGTCCTGCACCTGGAGGACGACACCGTTCCGGCACGCGACTGTCTGACCTACTTCCGTTATGTCGGTAAACGATACGCGGCAGACAGTTCTGTGTTCACCGCAACCGCCTACAACCGGCTCGGTTCCCTGCCCCCACGCAATACGTGGCACGCTATTCAACGCCGCGTGTGGCTGCACCCGTGGGCATGGGCAACCTGGCGCAATCGCTGGGAATCGATGGCGGCGAGCGCTCTGTGGCACGCGACGGATCTGACCTGGGATTGCCGCGTGAACGAGATCGTCAAACGCACCGGCTTGCACGAGGTCTATCCCGTGCTGTCGCGGGTGCAAAACATCGGCCTGACATCGAGCGTATACAGCAACGCGCCACCGCCGAGCTGGTACAAGAAAATGCACTACCTGAAGCACTGGGCCGGGTGCGTAAGCGTGCCGCACGGCGAATTCGCAGAGCTACGTCGGCCGAGTGTTGCCGAATTGGGGGTGAGCGATGCCCGAGCTTGATCTGACGCAAGCCATCCGCGACGGACCCAGCGGTGCCCGGCTTCGGGGCCTTCTCGAGGACGTTGTTGAATCAGCGGTCGCGGGATTCGCGAGGGAGATAGCGGAGATGCAAACGGGCACGGGCGGACGGTGCGTGTGCGGTGAGCAATCGCCGGAACGGAAGGCGCTAGACGAAAGGTTCTGGGTGCGGATCGAAGGTGTTCGTGCGGACGATCTGACCCGCGTGCTCGATGCTGGCCTGGCTGACGGTGCCGACGCGAAGGAGCTGGCCGACGCGGTGCTCCGTGCTTTTGGCGGTCGGCGCCTGGTGGCGAAGCCGTCACGGGCGGCGCTATCGTGATCGCAATGGCTAGCGCCCGCCCGCGCGACCCGCCCGATCCGTCGGGCACACGAATCTGCGTCACCTGCCATCAACCGCGGCCACTCGCTCGTTTCAGTCGGTACACCCGCCTCAAAGGCAGCCGCGGATTCGGCTACGTCCCCGAATGCATGGACTGCCACAACCGCAAACGCCCTGGCGTCATTCATGCGGCCGGTTGCGTGGGCGGTAGACAGCGAGGCTCAGGATGACAGTCCGCGCAGTGCCGAACGGTGTCAAGCCGGACGACGGCAATAAGCGTCCGACGATCATGTCTGAACCACCCCGACTCAAGCCGGTTGCGAAGCCTCCCGATATCGCGTCCTGGCTCGGCCTGATCGGCGTTGGCCTGCTCATCATGGCCGCCTTCATGGCGCACCGCGTGGCGGGTTGGTGCGCAGTGGCCCTAATGCTACTCGCCCTTGCGGGCCGAATGGACAAAAAGGGCGGCTGAAAACTCAATGTCTGTCCATCGCAGAGCAAAACCACGCGGGAAGAACGCGTCGCGGCATCCGATCGATTTCGAGGAATGCTCAGAGCTGAATGATCGGCAACGGCTATTCGTCACGAACTACCTCGCTAGTATGAACGGAAGCGACGCGGCGCGCCGGGCGGGATATGCTATAAAGAGCGCCGGTGTTACGGCGAGTGTGCTGCTAAAAACGCCTAAGATTCGCGTAGTTGTGGACGCTGGGCTGAAAGAGCGGGCAATGGCGGCGGAGGAAGTTCTGGCCCGCTTGTCGGATATGGGCCGTGTGGACTTTTCGCCGTTCACCGATGAACAAGGGCGGATTGATCTTGCTGCGGCGAAGAAAGCCGGCTTGATGCGATTCGTCAAGCGCATCACTCAGACCGAGAAAGGTGGCGTGACGGTCGAATTGTACGATGCGCAGTCCGCTCTAGTTAAGCTTGGTGAACGACACCGCTTGTGGATTCAGCGCCAAGAACATAGCGGCCCTGATGGACAGCCGATTATGGTGCGGACATGGGCTGACCTTGCGCGGGAGGTGCTTGATGGCGGCTCGGCTGCGCCAACAGCTTCCGAGGCTATCCTGGCCGTAACGACCAACGGACCCGGCGCGGGTGCCGGCAACGGCGGCGGCGAAGAGCCGGGGGCGCCTGAATGAACGGTGCCATGAACACCGCAGTGGCCGACGTGCCACGTGTTGCCATTCCGCGTCCTGTCGCCAGTAACTCACTCTTGCTCTCCCGTGAGCAGCGTGCGGCTATCTTTGCACGCGGTCAGGCCGATCCGCTGTGGTGGGTCAAGCGGGTAGTCGGCGCGAAGCTCTGGGCGCGGCAGGCGCAGATACTTGAGTCGGTACGGGACAATAAGCGCACGGCTGTGCGTAGTTGCCATTCATCGGGTAAGACATTCCTCGCCGCTCTTGCTGCTTTGTGGTGGCTGTATAATCACCCGCGCTCGATAGTCGTGACGACTGCGCCGACGGATCGTCAGGTGCGCAAGATCATGTGGGAGGAGATTCGCCGGGCACACGTCGGCGCCCGCATCCCGCTTGGTGGCACGCTCTTGCAAACTGAATTGCGGCTCGATGATGGCTGGTTCGCATTCGGCTTCTCGACCGATGATCCCAACGCCTTTCAGGGCCTACACGCCAGAGACATTCTGGTCATATTCGACGAGGGGAGCGGCGTATCGCCGACGATCTGGGACGCGGCGGACGGCATTCTCACATCGGCTCATGCACGCTTCCTCGTGATCGGCAACCCGACCGATCCGCAGAGCCGCTTCCGAGAGGAGTTTCGCAACCCACTCACTAAGAAGATTCACATATCAGCCTTTGACACGCCGAACGTTCAAGCCGGCCAGGAGATCATCCGCGATCTCGTTACTTGCGAGTGGGTCGAGGAGCGCAAGGCAGCATGGGGCGAAGAGTCGGCCATGTATCAATCGCGCGTCCTGGGCGAGTTCCCGACGCAGGGCGCCGATACCGTGATTGCTCTTGCTTGGGTAGAGGCCGCGCAGATACGGGAGCTAGAGCCCGGTGAACCGAACGTGCTCGGCGTAGACGTCGCATATTCTGGCGGGGATGAGACTGTCATCGCGCATCGGCGTGGGCGCGTAGTGCGCATCCTGGACACGTTCCGCAATGAGGACCCGATGGCGGTCACGGGCCGTGTCATTCAAGCGATGGATACGACCAAGGCCACACTCGCTTGCGTGGATTGCATCGGTATCGGCGCCGGTGTAGTCGCGCGCCTGGAAGAGCTGGGCAAACCCGTGCAGGGCGTCAACGTGGCCGAGCGTGCATATGATAGCGAGCGCTTTGCCAACCGCCGTGCGGAGCTGACTTGGGGCCTGCGTGAGCGGCTGCGCGAAGGCGACATTGACTTAGATGATGACGAGGAGCTGGCAATCGAGTTGACCAGTGTGAAGCTCCCGCCACCTAACTCGCGCGGGCAGATTGTGATAGAGAGCAAACCTGACATGAAGCTGCGCGGTGTGCACTCGCCCGACCGGATGGACGCCGTGATGCTGGCCTTCGCCGCGGACAGCGAGCCGCGATTTGACGTGCGCGCTTCGTTTGTGGTGGCGTGATATTAGGACGCGGCTGAGGTGCACGGATATGGACGCGGACATGCTGGCCTTCGCGTGTGGCGACTTTACGCGAAGCGGAGCGTGGTAGAGTAGGTACGAAGCGGCACCTTGGCCCCGACGCGGCCCCGCGTGGCGGCAACGCTGCCCGGGGCCGCGTAGTGTGCGGCAAACGACAAAGATGAGCTTACGCGAACGAATCCTCGGCGCATTCGGCGCCGTGCCGGCTACACGTGTCCCGGCCCTTGTACAGGCGAGTCTGGAGCCGATGCGCGCGGAGATTTTCGCCACGCGCCAGACCGTCGAGGCCGAGATGCGAGACGCCTTCACGTCATACAGCCAGACATGGCTTGCGGGCGTAGAGGATCTGCTGCGCGCTCCCGGGTTAGGCCAGTACCGCAAGGCGGCCTACTCGAATCATTACCTGACCTACGCATGCATGAAGCTGATCGCGCAGGCAGTCGCTGCGGTGCCGTTCAAGCTGTGGAAGCGGGTGCCCGTAGGTCAGGACAAGGAGCAGGTTCTCGCCCATCCGATCCTTGATCGTCTCGCGAATCCCTTTCAGGATATCTACTCAGATGGCTGCCAATTCATCGAGATGCTGGTGCTCTACATGCTCGGCGGCGGCAATGCCTGGCTGATGCTAGACGAGCCGGACCGGCGAACTAAGGTGCCGGCATCGCTTGCCGTGTTCGGTTCGTATCACGTACAGCCGGTTATCGATCGCTACACCGGCAAGTTGCTACGCTGGCGTTTCAAATTCGGCCAGCAGCCCGATCGGTTCTTTCAACCCGATGAATTGCCGCAAGTCAAATTCAGCAACCCCGACGATCCGTATGGCATTCTCGGTCTCGGCCCCGTGCAGGCCGCGCAATCGCGTCTCGATTCATCGTTCGCGCGTGAGCGCTACGATACAGCGTTTTTCCAAAACGGAGCCGAGCCGGGTGTGGTGCTTAAATTCAACCCGGAAGAGCTAGGTCTGAAAAAAGGGCTATCGCGCGACGACATGATGCTGGCACGTGATTTGTGGCGGGATGAGCATGAGGGTCCCGATAAGGCGCACAGAGTAGGCATGTTGAATGCCGGCTGGTCGTTGGAAAAGACCGGCATGTCACAGCGGGATATGCAATTTGTTCAGGCGGCGCTATTCGATCTGCGGGCCATCGGCTTTGTGTTTGGCGTCCCGAGCGTCAAGCTGAATGACTTTGAGCATGCCGGTCTCGGCCGTGAGGGCTATGAGATAGGCAACCGCGTCATGGCTGAGGACGTGACGGTGCCTATCTGCCGGCGCCTATCAATTTTCTTGGATCGCGTGCTCGTCAAGCCCGTAGCACCCGACCTTGAGGGCGCATTCGATACCGATGAGATCCCAGCACTGCGCGATGACATGGACCGCAAGATCGATCGTGCCGTCAAGCTGGTATCAATCGGCGTCTCGCTCAACAAGGCGCTCAAGGTGACGGATACGGGCATCGATCCCGAGCCGTGGGGCGATGAGGCATTGATTGCAGGAGCCGACATGGCGGCACTAGCTGCTGCCGACAAAGCCTTGCTGTCCGCTCCGGCCGCATCGGCAGCCTCGGCACGCCGCCTCCTGCCGCTCGCGCTCGCCGCACGAGCGCAACGCAATGGCGATCCGGAGCCCGCGGCGACGCTCGATGCGGCCGAGGAGCGGGAGGCGCAGCGGTCCGCACATTGGCGCGCGTTCGTTAATACATTCGGCCCGCTAGAGGGCCGCTATCTGCGCAGGCTGCGCCAGTACTTCGGCACGCTGCACAAGGAGACGCTGGCTAACGTCGAGAGCGAGGCGGCGCGTAGTGCCGGCTCTCATGTACGTGCCGTAGATATCAGCAAGTTGCTATTCGATCTCGCGCGGGCTGACGCGCGTCTGAAGAAATTCTCTCTCGTGTATTTCGAGCAGGCGATCACCATCGGTGCGAATGGTGCGGCGGCCGAGTTGCACACGGATGCCATCGGCATCGAATCGCCGAGCGCGCAGGACGCGCTTGCGATGCGAGTTGATAAGGTAACGAACATCAACGATACGATCCGCGATCAGCTGCGCGACGCGCTCCGCGAAGGATATGCTGCTGGCGAGACGGTCAATGAGTTGTCAACACGAGTTGATGCTGTGTTTGATGCTGGAATAGCGCGGGCACATACCATCGCCAGAACCGAAATCGCTGGTGCAACCAATCAAGGCCGCTTTTCTGAGATGATGGAGCAGGGAGTCGAGAGGCACAGCTGGCTTTCTTCGAGGGACGATCATGTACGTCAGCCTCCGAAGAGCGAGTTTGACCATACGATCGATGATGAGACTGTGACCATCGGCGAGCCCTTTTCCAACGGTCTTACTTTCCCAGGCGATCCTGATGGTGAGGCTGGCAATGTGGTGTCCTGCCGGTGCCTAACTTTGCCTAGTGAATAACCCCCAAAGGAGAATCCCTATGTCAACCCCCACAACCGTGCCGGCGGCAACGCCGAGCCTCACCTTTCGTGACGGCATCGACCCGCGCACGCAGGCCGATGCTATTGCCCTGACGGCTGCGCTCTCGCGTGGCGCTAAGCCGTTTGTGCGTGCGTTCTCCTTGCATGGGGCTCGTGCCATAGAGCGCCAGGGTGAACGCCTCTACGAGTTCATCGGCGTGTCCGAGGGCATCAAGCGAGATGGATCTATCGTGCGCGTCGGCGGTATTGACTGGGCCGGCTACGACTTGAATCCGGTCTTTCTCCTCGCGCACGATTATACCGGCCTGCCTATCGGGCGCGTGGTCGAGCGGCGGACAGAACAGGTGCCCGGGCTGGGCGGTGCCGTCAAAATCCTAGTGCAGTCCGCAAGTGGTCTCGACCTTGGCACTGAGCAGCGCGACCTCGTGCGCTCCACGTTCGCGCTCTATGATGGCGGCTTTCTCAACACCGTTAGCTTCGGGTGGAACGTACTGGAGGCAACGCCACTTCAGGACACGGAGGGCCGGTTCTCGGGCTTCGATTTCATTCGCACGGATGCGCTTGAGTTCTCGGCGGTGCCAGTCCCAGCCGATCCGCAGGCGGGCTTGCAGCGCGCCATGGAGCAGGGGCTGCTCAAGCCAGAGCTGCTGCCGTACTTTGTTGCCAACCATAAACGGCCTATGCGCTCGGCTGTCTACTCGTTGCGGGAGATGCCAATACCAGTGACTACATCAAACGCGCCGTTGCTTGCTGATTGCAGCATGACGACTCAGCCTATTGATGCTAGCATGACGACCCCTGCGCTTTACGATGCGGCTGGTTATGAAGTGGTAGTGCCTGAGCAAGCGGCGGGTACAGAGAAGCGGCCGTACATAATCGAGGCGGACAGTCCCGTATGTCCAATCGATAAGCCCTTTGCTGTTGTGAAACTGGACGATGGACAGCTTATGGGTTGCTTTGCGTCTGAGGATAAAGCCAAGGCTCAGATGGCGGCGCTCTATGCGAAGGAACCCGCGGCGAGCAGCACCGCCAGTGCTCGGACATCGGACGATGTGCCATCAGGAACATCGGTGCCGCCGGAGCCGGGGAGTGCGACCGACACGCCCGCGGGCACCGTGGTCATTCCGCCGGCGGCAGAAGAGCCGGCAACGGAACAACCGCCCCCTGTCGCCGATGACCCGCCTGCACAAGAACCGCCACCGGCGGCGTCGGCAGCGTCAGCTCTGGTGCTCACTACCAGTGCCATTCGCGACGCAGTGAATGCGGCACTCGCCTCCGTGCCAGTCATGCGTAAGGGTGCTGTGCTTTCGGCCAGGAACAAGCAGAAGATAACTCAGGCGATGGCGATGATGGACGATGCCATGGCGCAGCTCAAAGCCGTCATGGCGGATGCCATGAAGGAGATGCAGGGCGAAGAGATGCCCGCGGAGGAGATGGCAACGGCGATTCCCACGGCGACGCGGGAGCCGGAGCCGATCATCCCGATCGCGGCCGGAGTCCCCATTCAGGTACTCGACGACATGCGGGCACGGCTCGAAGAGCTTGAGCGCAATGCCCCTCAGCGACGCCGACTCTACGACGATCTCTTTCGCGAAGCGAGCCGCGGGCAAGTTGCCGCATCCCGCTTGCGCGAGAAGACGACTCGTCTTGGCAAGAAGTAGGAGAGCTACCAAACAACCCAACGCAGCACGAGTCGCGCCGCGCTACGCAATTCCGCGCCCGGCGCATGAAGGAGCAACGCACATGCCTGATATCATCATCAAGGAAAACGAGCCGCTCCATCGCGTGATGGATGTGGTGAAGGCGACCAACGCCAGTGTCACCGAGGCGCTAGAGCGCATCGACAAGCTTGATCAGAAGCTGAGCACAGCCGAAGAGACCGAGAAGGCATCGATGGTCGAGCAGCAGACGCGCTGGACGGCTATCGATCAGCATCTGAGCGACTTGGACAACAAGCTGGAGCGCGGCAAGAAACTCTACACGCCACTCAACGGCGATTCGCTCAAGGACGAGCGACGCGTGGAGTTGGGCAAATTCATGGCCGACATCTTCCTCGGCAAGCGCGGCGCCAAGGCCCCGCACGGCTACTGGGAGCGGGCGCAGGC